ATTCAAGTGCTGCAAACAGAGTTATTGGTGCACCATCTGCTGGTGCTTTTCAAGAGGTACAAGTTGCAACAGATATGATTGCAGATGACGCAGTAACACAAGCAAAAATAGGACCTGGTGCAGTGGGTGCCACAGAGTTAGCATCAACATCAGTGACTGCTGGTACATACACAGCAGCTACTATAACAGTAGACGCAGATGGAAGACTAACAGCAGCATCTGATGGTTCTGGGGGTAATCCTGGATTTGATGTGGGTGGTAACACAGGAGTATATCAAAGAGGTCCTGGTTCTGGAACTTTTACAACTAATCCTGGTACATCTAGAATACAAGTATTTGTGATTGGTGGGGGTGGTAATGGAGGCACTCCAGCTACTCATCCAGAGGGCAGAAAATTTGTTGGAGGTTATGGTGGTAATGCTGGTTTTGGGTATTTTAATATAGCTACACCATCTCAAATAGGACCTTTATCTTATTCTGCTGGTGGAACAGGAGGAGCTTCTTCTTTTGCTCATCCAGCAGGTACTATTACGGCAAATGGTGGTAACAATGGTAATAATGCTCAAGGACCTCAAGAACGAAATGGTAATTCTGGTAATGATGGAAGTATATCTTCTCCAGCACCTGGCATATCAGCAGGTATCACTTTTACCAATATTTCAGATTGTGCAGCTATGGCAGGATCAGGATCAAGTCGTGGTCAACAAACTCCATCACCTGGAATTACTACTGTAGATGGGGGAGCTGGTCTTGGTGGTTCTCCTCAGTTTGGAGGAACTCAAGTAAGTTTAACCACTGGTGCACCTGGTATTATAGTTGTTAAAGAAAACGCTTCATCATAAGGAGAAATTATGGCAAATTGGTACGCATTTAACACATCAAATAGAATTTTTAAAAGATGCATTGATAATGATACTATAAAAAATAGTGAGTATTTTAGTGCAGAGCATTGGACTGTTAAAGAAGCCACTGATGCAACTGAATGGTCAAATGTTTTATTAGAAAAAAGAATTCCTATTTTAGGTAGTGATATGTCTACTATTACCTATGAAGATGTTGTAGGAGATTATGTTATTTATGACGCTGAAGATTATCAAAATCAAAGGGATACTTTAATTCATCATATCAATGCTTTTCTTTTAAATGCAAACGATATAAATAATTTAAAGTCTGACTGGACAAGCATAAGAACGGCTATATTAAATATTGATGTTTCTTCTGAAACCTTTCCAATAAATAAAACACTACCTGAGTATTTAAAGAGTAAAAGCATAGCTAAATATACATACTTGCTTATTCCTTAAAAATATGTAATAAAACTTTATGACTAAAATTATAGAGTTTATAGCTCCTAAAGATTATTTAGATCATGAGGAAAAAATAGTTTATCCAGAGCCTATCAAACTGCATATGTCTGATTGGTACAAAAAATTAAAAACATCTTGGGAGTACCCTACTGTAAAAAGTTGCATACCTTTTTTAGAATCAATGACTACAGGTTATGCTTTAAAAGTACCACAAGAAATGGAAATAATTGTCAAAAATGATAAAATGGAAATAAGGTTACCAAGAAACGCCTCTATGTTTGAAGATTTGATAGAGCCACATAATCCAGAACATAAAATAAATTTACATTTTGAAAAAAGTGTACAAAGTAATTTACATTCGCAAGGTCAGTTAGGCAAAGATTGTCCTTACCATAAAAATCAAAATAAATTTAGTGATGACTTTAAGTTACCTTATATAAAAATAATGTATCCATTTAAAATAAAAACTCCAAAAGGTTATGCTTGTTTGTTTATGCCACCCTTAAATGTAGAAAAAAAAGATTACGAAATATTGTCTGGTATTGTTGATACGGACACGTTTCCAATGTATGTAAATTTTCCTTTTAAAATGACTGGCAAAAGTAAAAGGGTTACTTTAAAAAAAGGAGAGGTTTTTGCACAATGTATCCCTTACAAAAAAGAATCTTGGAGTTTAAAAGTAAGAGCAAATAAAGAAAGCAAAAGAGTACAAAAATTAAAAAAAATATTTTTTTTCTCTTATATAATCGATAACTATAAAAAAATAGTATGGAATAAACAAAGATGGAATTAAAAGATTACATAGAAGTATCTGATAATGTTGTGCCGTATCCTTTGCTTAGTAAATTTTTAGAATATTTAAACCTATGTAAATTTGTTGAAGCTAAAACTATAGGAGAAAACGAAGATGTTAAAGTTCCTGCTGACAAAAAATTTAGAAATACTTATATATATCCTTTTAGAAACGATCATCCTGAATTAAGTAATGTGCATTGGCATAATTTACTTGGAAGTATTTTAATGCCAAAGTTTTTACAGTATGGTAAAAAAATGAAGTGCAGACCAGACATAGGTAAAATTATAGATATTAGTGCTCTAAGATATGATGAAGGATGTTTTTATAAGTTACATACAGATCATCACACAAACATACCAAGAACATTATCTATGATTTTTTTACTTAATAATGATTACGAGGGTGGAGAACTGGTCTTTGAAGAGCAGTATGGTAATAACACATATACCATAGAAACAAAACCTAATAGAGTAATTGTTTGGTCATCAAGTTTTTTATTTCCACATCAAGTTAAAAAAGTAACGAAAGGTACAAGGTATTCAATAGTATCATGGGCATTGTAAAATACAAACACATTCCTAATTTTTTAACTAAAGATGAATTACAAGTATTGGGGTACTATGTTGAGTTTAAGCATAGATTAAATTATACTGATTTTGATAATAGACAAAGCACCATTATGGATACTTCTTATTATTCAGACCCCTTGATGGAAAGTTATTTATTAGCAAAAAAAGATAAGATTGAAAAAGAAGTTGGTGAGAAATTACACGCCACATATAGTTTTTGGAGAATGTATACAAAAGGTGCTGATTTAAAAAAACATAAAGATAGACCTTCTTGTGAAATAAGCGTGTCAATAAATTTAAGAGATAGTGGGGAAGACTGGGCATTATACTTTGATGGCACACCAGTTGTCACTAAAGTTGGTGACGCTGTCATTTACAAAGGTATGGATGTTGAACATTGGAGAGAGCCTTTCAAAGGTGACCATCAAGCACAAGTATTTTTACACTATGTAAGAGTAGATGGTAAATACGCACACTTCTCTGGTGATGGCAGACCTATGTATGGATATCCTAAGTGATTTTTTATACAGTAGTTACAAACAATGATATGGTAGTGCCTGACATTGATATGCCAGATGAAATCCCTTGTATCTTATATCACGACTTTGATTTCGATATAAAACCAAAAGGATATGAATTAGTTAAAATACCAAAACTTTTTGACAATCCAGTTTTTACTCAAAGATACTATAAGATATTAAGTCACAGATTTATCAGAGATGAAACTATATATTTTGATTCTACAGCTAATCTTACAAGATCAGTTATAACTAACCAATTATCGAGAAGAGGAGCAAATATATGCACCATAAACAATTGTTACAGAAGAAGTTACTTTGATGAATTATTTGATTGGTTTATCTCAGGTTATATTAGTTTAGATCAAGCAATAAAGTTTACATCTTTTCTTAAAAAAATACATTTTGATTTTACTAAATTTAGAGCTTATCACAATTGGTTTGTTTATAGAAAATATAGTCAAGAAACGATAGCATTTAATGAGTTGTGGTGGAGTTACTTTATAAAATTTGGTATAAGAGATCAATTACCTTTTGGTATAGCTAGTGCTTATTTAGATATGAAACCTGCTACTCTAGAGGTAAATGAAGTATGTGACTTTTTTAACCCTAGAAAATACGATAGAGAGGATAAAGCATATCCACAACAAGTAAAAAATAAGTCACTTATAATGGATTACAAAAATAAAATAAACAAAATATTACAACAAGATAATAAAATAAATGCAGTCATTCTAGGTCATAGACTTAACACATAACTTTATATATAATATCATTATGCCTTTACGAGATATAAAGATAGCACCTGGTATTAACAAACAAGTCACACCTACTGGAGCTGAGGGAAAGTGGATTGATTGTGATAATGTGAGGTTTCGCTATGGTTATCCAGAAAAAATTGGTGGATGGATACAAAACGTAGACAAAACCTTAGTTGGTGTGGCTAGGGCAATGCATATTTGGGCAGATTTAGATGGAAACAGATATATAGCCATAGGAACACACAAAGGTTTATTTCTGTATTTTGAGGGAGCTTTTTATGATATAACGCCTTTAGATACAGCTTTAACATCTTGCACTTTAACAACTACTAATGGTTCTGCGACAGTAACAGTAAACAAAAGTTCACATGGTTTAGTGGTAGGAGATTTATTTACATTCTCTAGTGTTACCCTACCTGGTTCAGGAACAGGTTTTGTAGAAGCAGACTTTACTACAAATACTTTTGAAGTAGTAACTGTAGCAGCCAACCATAACTCTTTCACTGTTACAATGGCAAAAACTGAATCAGGAGCAGGTATAACTGCTAGTGGTAGTGTTTCAGTAAATCCATATTTTAGGGTTGGTGATGCCACACAGGTTGTTGGTTATGGTTATGGAACAGGTTTATGGGGTGGAGAAACTGAGGATTTATTACAGTCTACTCTAAACGGAGCTTTGCTAGACGACACTGCTGGAACAGGAGGTTCAGGAACAAGTATTACTTTAGCTTCAACAACTGGGTTTCCTACAAGTGGTACGATAAGAGTTGGTGCTGAGTTGATTACTTACACTGGTGTGTCTACTAATGATCTTACTGGTATTACTAGAGCTCAGTCTGGCTCTAACAGATCAGCACATAGTGATGGTGCTACAGTGACCAATGCAACATCTTTTGTTGGTTGGGGAGAAGCTACTAGCACAGCAGAGGTAACATTAGAACCTGGTAATTGGTCTTTAGATAATTTTGGAGAGGTCTTAATTGCTACTGTTAGAAATAATAAAACTTTTGAATGGGTGCCTTCAGCTACATCTGCTTTACAAACAAGAGCCACAGCAATTAGTAGTAATCCTACTAAATCTGTAATGACTATGATATCGGACAGAGATAGACATTTAATACATTTAGGTACAGAAGAAACGATAGCAAGTGGCACACAAAATAAAATGTTTATAAGGTTTTCAAGTCAAGAAAGTAAAACTGATTATGTGCCTACATCAACCAATACAGCAGGTACTTTTTTATTGGATTCTGGAACAAGAATTGTTGGTGCTGTAAACGCAGGTAGTTACAATTTAATTCTAACCAACACGTCTGCTTATTCAATGACTTTCATAGGTCCACCTTTTACATTTGGTATACAACAAGTTGGTAGCAACTGTGGATTGATTGCACAACACGCTATAGTCGTTGTAAATGGAGTTGTATACTGGATGGGTCAAGCTGGTGGTTTTTATTATTATGATGGTACTGTAAAAAAACTACCTTGCTCTGTTGAAGATTTTGTTTTTTCCACACAAGATGAAGGAGACTTAGGTTTAAACTTTGGAAGTGGTGATATAATCTATGCTGGTTACAACTCATTGTTTAGTGAAATAAATTGGTTTTACCCAAAAGCAAATTCATCACAAATTGATAGAGTGGTTACTTACAATTATCAAGAGGGAGTGTGGACAGTTGGTACTTTAGATAGAAGCACTTATTATGATAAAACAATTTACGATAATCCCTATGGCACTAAATATATTGCAACTGCAACTCCAAGTTTTCCTACGATCAATGGGGTGACCAATACCAATGGTGCATCAACTTTGTATCAACACGAATTTGGTACTGACCAAGTTTCTGCCACTGGTGCAAGTGATGCAATAATAGCTAGTATACAAAGTGGTGATTTTGAAGTGAGAGCTCCAGATATTGGAGATGGTGAATTTTTTATAAAAATAAGAAGATTTATACCAGACTTTAAAGCATTGAGTGGCAACGCTAAAGTAACAATAAGTCTTAAAGACTTTCCAAGCGATACTGAAGCAAGTAGCACTTTAGGACCTTTCACTATATCAGGTGCTACAAAAAAGGTAGACACAAGAGCCAGAGCAAGAGCTGCTAATTTAAAAATAGAAAATATTACAACTTCGGAAAGTTGGAGATATGGTACTTTTAAAGCTGATGTTCAACCTGATGGGAGAAGATAATGAAATTAGATTTGTTTTCCCTACCAATATGGATTGGTAATATTGATGCAACAAATATAAATATTGATGTATCGAATGTAAAAAAATTATGGCTTTCAAAAACACCTTCTACACATCACCTTAGTTTTAAAAATAAATTAGAATCAGAGCAAGAAAAATACGTCTTAGAAACCATAAGTAAATTAATAAGTAAAGACATTAAAAATGAATTTAAAATATGGTTACTTAACATATGGGTTAATGATTATAAAAAAGATGACTATCAAGAGGCACATATTCATGGAGGATCAGATTTAAGTTTTATCATATATAAAAAAGT